TTAAGCGTTTTAACTATCAGGTAATAGGCTTTGATAGATATGTACTGTGGGATTGCTTGAGTTGGTTTCAAACATTTGATAACGCCTGCGATGAGTATTACTGGGGCGTGTATGGCGCGTCTGCATCAGTAGAGCCTATGGAATATGATAAGTCAATGCTTATACGATACTGGTACCGGGTGTGCTGGCTATCGAGAAATCCTGCGTATGGTTTCGCTCAGACGGTATTGGGGACTGAGCCGCCAGCTTGGCAGATTAAGAAGTCGATGCCAATTGGCTTCGGTTATCACTTAGATATTAATATTGGTTGGAAATCACACCCGCCACTAACTAGATTGATGTATGCAGGCAGAATTTTTGCACCGAGAAAGAATAAATCATGAATGAGCTAGGTATTTACGCACTAATATAAGGAAAGTTTAGTATGTATACAGAAGAATTGTCAAAATTATTTGAATCTTTAGCATAAGGGTAACCAATGTTCGGAATTAGTACCTTTGCACAAACAACTTTTTCAGGGTTAGGGGTGAACGCCTACGTGTTCACCATCGTTGAAAACGCAGGCGTGGCGGACCTTAATGTTATAACCGCAAACTATTTTACAGCGCAAACAGAGGTTTTAAACATAATAGCTATTGAAGCTAATACAGCAGCGTACGTAATAACCCTGTCCGAGAACACCAACCTTGTAGATTTCAATGAAGGGTTAGGCAACTATTTAGGTGAGTTAACAGAAGCAAACACATTAAATGACACCCCTGCAATAACGGCGCAGTATAGGTTAACGCCTATAGAAGAGATTCTAACAAACGATATACACACTGCTCGACTAGAGTATTTTATATCTTTAGTAGAGAACACGAGGGTAGAGGACAACAATACTCAACAGGCGGCATACAAGCAAGCTATCATAGAAGCAGTGATACTTAACGACATTAGAACGGTGCTGGCTCAGTATGGAGTGACCCTAGCAGAGACGATAATATCTCAAGAGGTACTTGTGCTCACAGCTAACTTCGCTGTAAATGTAGTAGAAGCTACAACGCTAGAACAAGTACAGAATATAGCATCGGTATATTTATTTGAGATAGTTGAAAATGTAGTTATCAATACTGCAAACACCGCGCAATTAGCCGCGAAGTTTAACATAACCGAACAAATAGAGCTTATAGATGCTAACACGCTTACCGCAGGGTTTAACACCGCAATACTAGAAGCCGTAGGCGTACTAGATATATTAATTGCTCGAGGATGGATAACTATTAATGATGATCAAACAGCTTCATGGACCAACGTAAATGACACCCAAACAAATAACTGGGTTGCGGTTAATGACACACAAACAAATAACTGGGTAGATGTAGACGACTTTCAAGGGTAAATATAGTATAATACGCCCTATACACAAAGGATTGAATTATGGCAAGTACTTTTTCACCGATATTAAGAATTGAACTAATCGGAACTGGCGACCAATCTGGTACATGGGGAGGCACGACCAATGTTAATCTAGGCACCCTTATTGAACAGGCCATCGCGGGAACTGCGGTAGTAGATGTATCCGTAGGTAATGTAACGTTAACAAATTTTAACGGCACTACCGATGAAGCGCGGTGCATGGCCCTACGGATAACAGGCTCTCCCGGCGTTAGCCGCAATGTGATTGCTCCCGCAGTAAGCAAAAGTTACATTATCGCTAACGGATCGAACAACGTTGTAGTGTTGAAAACATCAGGCTCTACAGGGTTAACAGTCCCTGCAGGGGAAGTATATTTAGCCTACTATGACACTACAACCAACGACTTTCGATTAGTAGGTCGTGCTTCAAGCACAGCGAACACGGCCAACACCTTGGTGCTCAGAGACGCATCGGGTAATTTTGCTGCTGGTACGATCACTGCCAACCTAACCGGTAATGTAACAGGTAATGTAACAGGTAATGTAACAGGTAATGTAACAGGTAATTTGTTAGGGACACCAACCGCACCAACCGCGGCGCCGGGAACGAACACCACTCAAATTGCAACAACCGCGTTTGTAACCAACGTTGCGGGTAGTTTAGGTACAATGAGTACTCAAAATGCCAACGCAGTAGCAATCACTGGCGGTACAATAACAGGCACCACGGTTAACGGTAATGTAGTAGGATCAAATTCAGTAGGCGCAAGAACTGTATCTACCAGCGCTCCAACAGGCGGTGCTAATGGCGATATTTGGTATAGGTACTAACCATGTCGATTAGCGTAAATGATAGCGGAACGTGGCGCACACTTAACGTTGTTTCTGTAAATGATGCCAGTACATGGCGAGATGCCAAAGCAGTCTATATTAATGATGCTGGTACATGGCGTACTGTGTATGGGGGTATCTCTGGTACTAATGCTTATACATCACCCTCTACTTTTACTTGGACTGTTCCTGAGGGAGTCTTCTCAATATCAGTTACAGGTTCAGGGGGTGGTGGTCAAGGTGGTAATGGTGATGGTGGTGCAAACAATAACGGACCGGGCTACGGGGGTGGGGGTGCTAATCTTACTTCTGGAGGTCCTTACTCAGTAACCCCCGGGCAAGTGCTATCAGTTACCGTAGGTGCAGGTGGTTCAGGGAGTTCTGGAAATGGCAATACAGGGGGGACAACTTCTATCTCAGGCACAGGCGTTTCGTTTGCTGCTTCTGGCGGTGGCGGTGGGGGTGGTGTCGCCGGTTGGGGTGGTACTGGACTCTTTCCGGGGGTTGGTGTTTACGGTGCAACAAATGGGGGATACCCAACAGCAGGTTCGACCACTAATGGAGGTGCTAATGGAGGGACAGGCGGTCCATACACAAGAAGCTCAGGAAGCAGATTTGGCTATGCGGGGGGAAATGGAAAACTCTCAATTACATTCTAGTAGTGTCGCGTATCAGGTAGTAGATAACTTTTTACCTGAGGAAGACTTTAAACCTATTCAAGATTTGATGATGGGGGACTCCTTTGCGTGGCATTATCACAAAGCTGTAACTTATGTAGATGAAGGAAAAGAAGATAAAGCATTTTATTTTACACACCTATTCTATAGTAACCCCAACATTACGAGTGACCATATAAAAACGCTAAATCCGTTGTTAGAAAAATTAGATGTAAAAGCGTTTATTAGAATTAAAGGGAATATGTACCCAAATTTAAATGGGTATAGTCCACAAGAACCACATGTTGATTACCCATATCCTCACAAAGGTGCAATATTTTATATCAACACCAATGATGGATACACAATACTAGAAGATGGGACTAAGATAGCAAGTGTTGCAAATAGGGTTTTATTATTTGACCCTAGTATCTCGCATGATAGTACCTATCCATCATGTCAAAAGGTAAGAGTAAACATCAACATTAACTACTTTTAATAGGCAGAATATGACTAAGATATTAAGTAATTTCCTGCCAACAGAAATGGCAGATAAGTTGGAAGAGGTGTTTAGTAGCCACGAGTTTCCGTGGTTTTGGAGACCGTCAACTACACATGGTGTGGATGAGGGGAGTGAAGGAAGTGGTGATTACCAGTTTGTGCATATTGTTTATTACGATAACGAACCCCAATCCCAACTCTTTGAAATTGTAAGACCGCTGCTGTTTGAGTTTGAGAAAGCCACAAGTTTAGTTATTAAAGATATATATAAAATAAAAGCAAACCTGCTTCCAAAACAACGCTTAGAGGATGCAGAGGTAGAAGAGTCAATACATATTGACATAGACAAGGGGGATAAAAAATACATTTCAATTGTCTACTATGTAATAGACTCTGATGGAGATACGGTAATCTATGATGATAAGGGTGTAGTAAAAGCCAACCCAATAAAAGGGGATGCTGTATACTTCCCGTCATATATAAGGCATCGTGCAACACCCCCAGTATTAAATAAACGTCGTATAGTATTAAACATAATTGTTGAATTGGAGGTTATATAATGAATAGTACTACAAAAAAAGTAGTAACCTTCTCAGCAGCGGGCTTAATCGCTTTAGCTACATGGGAGGGGTTTGAAAGCAATCCCTATAAAGACATCGGTGGTGTGTGGACAGACGGTTTCGGTAACACAAATCAAGTAGTGCCCAATAAGGTGCTAACTGTACCCCAAGCACTAGACAGGCTTAATAAAAACGTAAACGAGTTTGAAGCCACCGTTAACCGCTGCATAACACAGCCGACAACTCAGGGGCAGTATGATGCGTTTGTTAAGTTTTCTTTTAACGTGGGCAGCAACGCTTTTTGCAAATCAACACTGGTTAAAAAGTTTAATAGTGGTGATAGTGCCGGAGCATGTAATGAGTTAAGCAAGTGGGTATTTGTAAAAGGTCGCCGCGTCCAAGGGTTAGTTAACCGCCGTGAAGCAGAAAGATCAATGTGCCTATCTTAGGATGGAAACTTAAATTGATTGGCGCAACAATACTAGCGATTGTTGCGTTTTATGCTGGGTGGAAAGTATGTAGTTGGAACCAAAGCGCCGCCTATAAAAAAGAACTAGATAGAATAATAGCTAGTAAAGCCGTGGATGATAAAACAAATCGCTCCATTATAGCGGACTTACAAGCTACTAAACAAAAGGTTATAACTAAAGAGGTTATTAGATATGCAAAGATTAAAACTGTTACTGATAATAGGGTGTGTTTTGCTAATTGGGGCGCTGTCAGGTTGTGGAACGACTCGCTATCTGGACAAGAGTCAGTGCCCAAGGATACCACAAGAACTCCTGCAACCTCCAATGGACCCAGTGTTACTGATGCCGACCTCTTACGGAACTTAAACGCCAACGCGGCTCGATGGGAGCAGCTAAGAGAACAGATGAATAAAATCATCGAGTGGGATAAACAAACTTTTGAAAAAAGTGAATAAATATGGCGTTATCTAAGATAGTATTTAAACCGGGAATTAACCGAGATCAGACCAACTACGCGTCTGAAGGCGGTTGGTATGACTGTGATAAAATTAGATTCCGCTCAGGCTTTCCTGAGAAAATTGGCGGGTGGCAAGTACAAACTATTGACCAGTACGTAGGCGCAGCAAGGGCGGTATATCCATGGCTTGCTTCTAACGGACAAGAGCTCACGGCAGTGGGCACCAACAGAAAAATATATCTTGCCGTATCAACAACCCTAATTGATATAACACCTATTAGATCTACGCTTACCTCTATTACAGCAGCATCTACTGATAATTGTTTTAGCGCGACTGATATTTCCAATGTAGTATCCGTAGCGCTTACCGCGCATGGCGCTACCGAAGGTAGCTATGTTACGTTTAGTGGAGTAGTGGGCTTTGCGGGAATACCATCAGGTGATTTTAATCAGGAGTTTAGTGTCAGTAACGTGACAACAAACACGTTCGATATTACTGTAGCCACCCTAGCTACATCAACAGTTTCAGGCGACGGCGGTACAGCTATAGTAGCTGCGTTTCAAATAAACATTGGTAACGATAATGTTACTGCGGGTTATGGCTGGGGCACAGATGGTTGGGGTAGCGATACATGGGGATCCGGTTCGACCATCCCTATTTACCAACCCGCAAGGCTAGTCCAGTTTCAGAACTTTAACAATGGCTTACTATTCAATATAGATAGCGGTGACCTATATTATTGGGCTTACGACGGTTCGTTTACTACTCGCGCAGTACTATTAAGTAGTGTAGCAGGCGCCACTGCAGTCCCTGAGCAAGTAACTCGCATACTGTTTGCATCCACAGGTCACTTATTCGCGCTAGGTTGTACTGAATATGACCCAACAAACGGCCCTAGTTTCGTAGGTCCTTATGATCCGTTGATGGTTCGTTGGGCTAACGTTGACGCTGACATCGGTCCTGAACCAGAAAACTGGACACCTGAGCTGACTAACACCGCTGGGTTCTTTAGACTACAAGCGGGGTCTAGGATAGTTAGCGCTGTAAACACTAGGCAAGAGACGTTGATATGGACTAACACATCGCTGTACTCAATACAGTTTTTAGGCACGGCTGAAGTGTTTGGCCAACAGCCTATGTCCGCTCACATCTCGATTTTGGGACCTAACGTTGTTGTCGGTGCGAACAACGTTACTTACTGGATGGGTAACGATAAGTTCTACTCCTACTCAGGTCGAGTAGACACATTACCATGCACACTACGTCAGTATGTGTTTACCAATATGAACCGAACACAAGGTCAAATATTCTTTGCAGGTTCAAACGCACAATTTAATGAAGTCATATGGTTCTATTGCTCTGAAAACGCCCCACAAATTGACCGCTATGTAGTGTATAACTACTCAGAAAACATCTGGTACTTCGGCACGATAGACAGGACTGCGTG